GCCGCCGCGGTGTAGGTGGCCGCGAAGGTGTGCACCCGCACCACCGCGCCGTCGCCGATGAGGTCGCAGTCCCCGCCCAGGCGGGTCACCAACCGGTACGGCAAACCCATCCCGGCCTCCCACCGCTTCGACCCGACCAGCGCCGGATCATCAGCCAGGGGCAGCAGCCACGCCCGCACGAACGCCTCAGCGTTCGGGGCGGCCAGCGCGTACAGGTCAGCGGCCACGACGGCGGCCCGCGAAATCACCAGTGCTGTCAGGGCCGAAATGCGCCGCGGTCTTGGCTCGCGGCGCGAACTCCGGGGTATCCACCGACCCGTACTCCACGATGTGCGCGTAGCCGATCGACGTGCCGACCGCACCCCGGCCGCCCTGCGCGTCGTACTTGACCTCGACGGACTCCTTGTACTCGCCGGTGTCATCAGGCGAATTCGCTTGCCACACCGGGATGACCTCGTCGGTCATGAACGCCTGCAGTTGCGGGTCGTACTCGCCGGCGGTGATCTGCTCTTCGGCCTGCGCCCGGATCTCGGCGGCCAACTCCTCGCGGTCGATGTGAAACTCGACGTCAGCCATCAGCCGCGCTCCCGCTCGCACCGGCAGAACACATGATTGGGGCGCCCACGCAAATCGCGTTCGAGCACCGCGTCACCGCGCATCGCATACCGCAGCCCGTCGTGGATCAGCCACGCCGACGAGGAGATCGACGGCGCCCCAGCGGAATCGAGGAACGGCAGCGGGATGGGATTGCCATAGCTGTCCGCGGCCGGAATGACGCCGTCGCCGGATGCCGGCAGCAGCGCCCACCCGGTCTCGCTGGTCGTCACCGTGACACCCTGCTGCTCATCCGGGGCGGTGGGCACCTCGAACAGACAGCCCTCGACCCAGACCGTGACGGTCGTCGTCTGCGGCTCGCCGAACTCCGACAGCACAGGGGTGCCGTCGTCGTCGGAGACAGGGACTTCCCGCTGGATTCCGACCCGCTGACGGCCGGGGAAAGCGCCCACCGTCAGTAATCACCCGGCGAGAAGATCCCGCGGGGGGATGCGGTCACAACGGTCGCCATGCCCAGCAGGCGCTTCTGCCTGACACTCAGGTAGTCATCGGGCGAACCGTTGAGGGTGCCCGCCTCCTGCCGGTGGGCGGTCACGTTGGTGAAACTCGACAGCGGCCCCAGATGCCCGTAGGCGACGTCATCGCGAACCACCTCGAAGACCACCAGGGCGGCCGCCTCCGGGTCGACATCAGGCTTGCGGCCCCGGATGCCGTCGGAGACGACCTGCAGCAGCCGTTCCGCCGTGATCTTCTCGCCATCGGAGAGTGCGCCCTGGTACTGCTCGGCGAAATCGTCGATGTCGAGGAACGGCAGATCGGCCACTGTGGTCAGGCCTCTTTGTCGGCCCGGCGCCGATGGGGTGTCGCCTTGACCGGCTCGGGCTTCTCGCCCTCGTCGGCGGCCGGCGCCACCGGGATCAGCACACCCGCAGCCACCAGATCAGCAGCGACATCGTCATCGGCGAAGACCGGCGCGGCGGGAACCAGCGCATAGTGCAGATCCCCGACCACGCACGGCGCAGTCACCGTGTACAGGCCCACGTCAGTCCACCGCGTCGATCAGCGCCCACAGCTCATCCTTGTTCTGCGGCTGCAGCGACCCGGCGGTGTAGTCACCGCCGTCCGGGCGCACCGCATGCTCGACGAGCCAGGCGATCAGCTCGGCCTTCGTCGCCGCGGCGTGCGGCTTGCCCGAACCATCGGAATCACCGGCGTCCACAGGAGGATCGGCGACCGGAGCCGGTTCGGCGCCGATCTTCTCGACCAGACCGAGCTCGAGAAACAGGTGCTTCTGATCCTCGGGCAGCCACTCGATGTGTGCGCCCGCGTAGCAGTGATGCGTCGACCCGTTGTGATCCCGGGCCAGCACCAGCGGGGCGACTACGCGGTAGGCCATCAGGCGTTGACCCCGTTGATGAGCCAGCCCGCGGCCGGCTCCTGCACGATCGGCACGGTGATCCGGCGGGCACGGATGCGCCAGCTGTCGGCCTCGTCGTCGCGCATGGTCTTGACCTGCAGACCGTTGTCCGCGGAGACGTAACCGGGCGCGGGCACGACCTCATCGGTGAAGCCACCGAACACGGTGGTGTCCACGACGAGCGCCTTACCGGTCGACGGGGCGTTCGGCGACGTGATGAAGGTGAGGCCGCCGATCTGCCGCATCAGCATCGAGTTCAGGCCCTGACGGACCGGCATCGAATCGACGCCCGCGTACTCCCGCGGCAGCAGCTTCATCAGGTCGTCGTTGGAGACGATGTTGGCGAACACATCCGGCTCGACAAACACGCAGTTCGGCATATATCCCTGCTTGAGCTTGAGGATGCTGGTCACAGCCCGCATCAGGTCGCGCAGGATCTTGGCCGAGCCGTCGGAGGCCTTCCAACTGGCGATGGCGTCGGTGTTCTGCGTGACCGCGGAGACGACCGCCGACAGGCCGACAGAGTCGATGGTCGACACATGGCTGTTGGCCAGCTTGCGGAACGCACGGGTGACGACGGGGAACTTCTGCCGGCTGATCGACTGGTCGGTGATCAGCGCGTCATTGCCCCAGTTGACCGTGTTCGCGGTCGAGGCGGTGCCGGTTCCGACCGTGGTGATCGGGTACTCACCGCCGGGGGCGACCGGCTTGGGTGCCCGGTCGGCGTAGATCGACTCGTTGGTGTCGTAGCCGATCGACCCGGACTCGGTCCAGTTCTGCTGGGTCAGGATCTTGTCGGCCACGAACACCTCGTCGGTGATGTCACGCAGCGCGCGCAACACCCACGGGGTGTCCTTGAGGAATCGGTTGATGGTGAGCAGGTCGCCGGACAGCGTCGGCGCGGCCGGAGGGTAATTGATGCCCATGTGAGGTCACTCTCTCTTCGTTGGGGGGTTTCTCAGGCGCGCAGGTAGACGCGGACTTTGGAGTTGTCGGCAGCCGACAGGGCGATGCCCACCACCTGGGAGTAGTCGGTGCCGGATGCGAAGTCGGCGACGGCGCCGTTGGCCGCCGCGCACACCCGGGCGCCGGCGGCGATCGCACCGGAGGCGGCCAGCTCGTGGATGCCCTCGGTGTAGATGACGACCTGAGCGCCGGATCCGGCGTCGTGGGCGGCCACACCGAGCCACGCACCGGTAGCGGCCGACGTCTTGGCGACGGTGTCGTTACCCGAGACGTAGAGCAGCTGGCCGGCGGTCACCGCCGCCGAGGTGGTGACGGGGATGCGATCTGCACTGAAGTAGATCGGGGCGTATTCAGCCATGGTCAGGCGTCCTTTCCGAAGGTGCGGCCGGTGATCTTGGAGTAGGTCTCGGCCATGACGTGGTCGACGGCGTTGCCCTCGTTGTCGACGCCGTGGCCGACCTCGTTGACCGGCAGGGCGGTGTTGGCGGGCAGTGTGGCCAGCAGCGCATTGGTGCTGTCACGGTTCTCGGCCAGCGACTTGCGCCACTGGGGCTCGCTGGCCGGGGTGATCCGCCCGGACGCCAGGGCGTCGCGGATGGTCGTGTCGTCCAACTGGCGCAGCTGCTCGGCGCGGGCTTCCGCGCCGTCGCGGGCCTGGGCCACCAGCTGCTCGTGCGCGCCCTTGTCGAGCACGGTCAGGTTGAAACGGGCGGCCACCTTGGCCACCTCTTCGACGGTGGGCTCGGCCGGCTCGTCGTTCGCGGTCAGGGCGGCAATGGCCGCCTCGATTGCGGCCTCATCGGCGTCGGCGTCGAGGCCGAGCTTCTGGAGCAGACTTTCACTCAGGGATGCCACGGGGGGCTCCTTTCCTTGGGTTGCCTCGGCCTCGACGGGCTGAGGGGCTTGGTTGCGCACACTGCGCGGCGCCGGGGCGTGGGAGCGCCCGGCGTGGGCGAACGCCGACAGGTCGAAGGAGTTCTTCGCGGCGGGCTTGTCGCCGGTGGTGAGCACCTTGTCGGCGATACCGGCGTCCACCGCCTCCTGCGCCGACCACCAGGTCTCGGCGGTCAGCACGTTGATCCAGTCGTCAACGGTTCCCCCGGCCCGGTCGGCGAAGATCGAGGCGATATTGGTGCCGATGCGATCGAGGTCGTCGGCCATCTTGCGCATATCACCGGCATCGCCGACGGTCATCGCCCACGGCAGATGCGCCATGATCTCGGCGTTCTGCGCGACGATCAGCTCATCGGCGGCGCCAACGGCGATGAACCCCGCCGAGCTGGCCGCGAGCCCGTCGACCGTGCAGACGACCTTCGCGGGGTGCTGGCGAAGCGTGTTCATGATCGCCAGCGCCTCGTAGACGTCACCACCGGGAGAGTTGATGTGCAGGTTGATCGTCGACACACCGTCGCCGAGGGCCTTGAGGTCGGTACGGAACTCCGCGGCGCTGACGCCCCAGAACCAGTCGATCTCGTCGTAGATGTCGACCTCGGCCACACCCTGGTCACTGACCTGATTGGAAATCGTGAACCAGCGCCGTCGCTCGGCGTTGTTGGCGGATCGGGTGAAGCTGCGTCGGTGGTCTACCACAGCGTCGGCGCTCCGTTCTCGTTCTTGCGGCGCCTGCGCGCCTGGGGTGCCGGCTGGTCGGGTTGGTCGGTCGGCGGCGCGTCGGGGTCGGGCGCCGGCAGGCCGGTGGACTGCCGGATCGCGGCCTCAAGGATTGGGTCAGGCTGGATCAGCCCGGCCTGGGCGAGAAGCGCCAACGACGACGCGGCCGCATCCTGGCGGGATCCGATCTCGTCGAACACCAGCGCCGGGGTCGGCTCATCCAGACCCCAGTTCGCGGTGACGATCGCTTCCACTATTTCGGCCTGCGCGGTGTCGCAGATGTCCACGGCGACGGTCTGCACACTGTCGGTAAACGTCGTCGACAGCACGTTCGCCAGCGCGTAGGAGCCGCCCTTTCCGTCGAGGTTCAGGAAGTGCGCGAGGGCCACCAGTCCGATCTGGCGGTCGTGGTAGTCGATCGGATGCAGGAAGTCGGGCGGGTTGCCGTCGGGGCCGTAGATTTTGAATGCCGCGCCGAAGGGAATCGAA